TAGCAACTGCTTTTCGCAGTGGCTCTTTGAGCGTCAACACGGTTGCTGTCTGTGACTGTACTACGTAGTAGTCATCAGGGTCGTCCGCACTACCGAAGTAGATCACATCGCCTTCGTTCAAGGACAATGTTGCGTCACCCGTAGAACCATCATCAATGGTCAGCGTAGTAGCACCTGCAGATGCGTTAGCGGCTACAACAGCGTCCGTAACGGTAGCTGCCGTGTGCGCAGAACCAAGGTTGTCCACGAAGAAGTCGAAGCCCATGGCGCGTCCCATTGCACCGTCCAGAAGGATGTTTCGTGCTCCGTACTGATCTGCTTGATGGAACAAGCCCAGTCCGGTCAGGTCTGCTTCTGCATCAGGGTCGATCACAGCGATGAACCCATCTTCTGCGTTTACGAACTTACGTCCGAGCAGGATTCGTCGTGCTTCGCGCAGGTCAGCATCGTCAAGCACAGTAGCATCGGTGTTCTTGTCCACAAAAGCAGCCTCGAACTTACGAGCTTCCGTCTTGATCTTGGCATTGATTTTTCGTGCGTGCATGTCCAAAAAGGTAGGCATGTACATACGAACCAAGTCAACCAAGGTGAATTTGAAGTCACGCTTGTTGATGCGGAAAGAACTGATCTCGTGCGTATCAATTTGCAGAACAGCATTCTCTACGTTCGGGTCATTGATAGACGGGTCAGTGTTCGCAGCGTACGTCTCAACGTCAGCAAGTTCTGCCCGAATCGGTCGAGGAACCTTTACTGTGTCGAACGCGTTGGCTACGTAGCCTTCAAGGTTTGCACCTGCTACGCTTGTGGCGGCTTGCGCCATCATTGGTTTTCTCGGGATAGGAAGTTCACGGGCAACTTCTGTCCATGCTTCTGGTTCGAGAATGTCGAAATTGGAATTAACGGCCATAATATGTATGTGTTAAATTAAGGTTTATATATGTGATTCTCGGTTGTTTCTGGTCGTAACCGATCCGACCCCTTAATACATGAGACATTTATGGTTCTGCCCAACCTGCGTTATTCTGCCCAACCGACCTGCTTCGCTGCTTGATACATCTCAGCCACACGTCGCTGTGCGTCAGGTGAATTGCTACGAATCAATTTGCGCCACTCTGAACGACTTGGCTTCTCGCCTTGTGCGTCCGTAGCGCCCGTCGTAACACCGACACCTGCTTTCTGGGGAACTAAAAACTTGTTTTCCCTGATAAAGTCCTTAAACGCGTTGCCAATACTCTTTCTGTTACCGCTATCATCGAGTACCGCTACGCCATCTTTTAGAACGAAGTATTGACCGTTCTGCTCATCAATCTCGTACTCATTGTAGAATAGTTGCTCTACATAGTCGGGCTTGATGGACAGTTCGCCTTCCTTCGCCACGTCCGCCAGTGCTGAAGAAAACTGATTGCTAATAGCGGACTGCATACGCACTAACTGCGCTTCTTGCCGTGCCGACTCAAGAGCGTCCTTTTGCTCCTGTAACAGCGATCTCAGTTCTTCCACTTCGGACTTCTGCGCCTTCTCAGGTGCAGTAATTCCTTTTACACGCTCAAGGATGTCGTCAATGCTTTCTACGTCGTCACCCAGTACGGATGAAAACTTTGTTAGCACGTCACGCTCAACCTTGCTTTTACCTTCGTTGTAGGCACCCTTGAAAAACTTATCCTGTGCCTGCTTGTACTCATCTTCGGACGTATATACTTTATACGGCTCTGGAGCTTGTGACTCCGATGCACTTTGGGCTGCATCAATACCCTCTGTTTGCTTTGATTCCATCATTCGTGGGTTAATTTACGTTTTCGGTGTTGCTTAGTTCAATACCGATGTTTGCTCGTCTCTCGAGTTCCTCTGGGGGCAGTATGTCCACCAAGTCCTTAAGCTCGGACGCCGTCTGAGGCATACCATGCTCGTCCAGTTCCGTCATAATCTTATCAATCCAATCTTGTGGTGCACTACGCTTTCTTAGATATTCGTGCATCAAGTATTTCAGTGCGGCTGGTGTCAATCCGTGATACTGCATACCTTCGCTGATGTCTGACCATATCTCTTGCGCACTGGACAGGTCATAGTGCTTCGAGTAGGTCACAGTAAATTCCGCATAATCCTCTCCCCGTACTCGAGCCATACGCTTAAGCACTTCGTTCTCCACTTTCTCCATGTCCGAAGCCGTTGTAGCCAGAAGACCCTGCTCCTCAATGTTGTCCAGCTTCTTCGCGTTGCCAGACACGTTCGATTTAACAACACTCTTGTCCCGTACTTGCGCTAATAGGAAAATGAGCCCCATAAGATCGTTAAAGATAACGTCTCTGAGGTACTGCAAGCCCTGCATGTCCGCTTGATAGAGCATCGTGCTCGGAACCTGCATATCGTCAGGGATGACAATGGTCATGCCCACGCTTTCCACAATTCTGTCCGACTCGTACGTCTCATCGTCCGCAATGCCCGACATGGACTTCAATATGCCCTCGTGCATCACAGGAATGGGGTGCCCGAACAGTTCTGCGCCCTGTTTCAGGTCATAAAACAGTTCTGATGCGGACAGGTACAGCCCTTTGAGCGAGTATCGTCGTGGTTTACCGATCTGAAACGAACTGTTGGCGTCTGGCTGTCCTTTAAGAAGCGTAGCAGGAACTTCACCAAACGGATTATCAATCTGTGCCACAAACTCCTTTTGTGAATTAGATTGCTTCCACATATACACTTTCGAGGGTGTATAAGCCGTCCATCGGTAGATTTTCTCATTCTTGATCGAAAAGGTTAGTTGCCTCGTCACAAGGTGCGTCAATACGCCTTGCCGAAAGCCAAAATGAAAGATTTCATGCGGTCTAAGAACGACATTATAGGGCACAACGTTGCCTTGTGGGTCAAAAACGGTATTTCCTTGGCCATCGACCATAATATCGGTCACAACGGCGCCAAAACCGAGCACTTCCTTCACGTAGAGCACTTTGTCCCTGTAAAACTCGGTTGCAGGGTCAGATTCACCGTCAAAGTTCTCTTCTTTCCACGCCCAGAAGTCCCTGTCGCCGCCGTACTCCCTGTTCACGTTGTTTTCGTCGTATATGCGCTGTTGAGCCGATAAAAACTTCTGCTCAAGCGGGAATAACTTCATTCTGTCCAGTTTACGCTGATAGTCACGCTCACTTTCGACCGAACTTTGCTTAATAATGTACGTTTTCTCGGAGAACAGGATATTATTCGTGTACAGGTACTCGTCATGCTCGGCTTGGTACCACGTATTCATTACTTTTGCCCTGTTTATGCACACGTCATAGTACGGATGCTTCAGTTCGTCCATAACGATCGTTTCCATGTCCTCTCTGGACAGTTCGGGCTGACTCTTGTAAATGTCTATCATGTTCTGAACTTTTTGGCGTGTTGCATGGCTATCGCGACGGCCTGTTGCCTCGTGTAGCCCTCACTGATGAGCTTTCTGATGTTTTCCGCAATCGTTTTTTGCGAGTAACCCGATTTTAACGGCATATTAACAGTCCCACGCTCTTCGGCTCCAGTAATTTGCGCTAAACTTGTCCTTGGAACCTTTGATTCCACCTGAACGCGCACAGTACGAGCTCTTTCGTTTGGGTTGATCTTTCTTTATGGACATGTTCGGGTCACCAAAATGTATCAACTTTACTTGGTTTCCCTTCTTGGCCAGCACGGCAAACTTCTTCGTGTCGAGCCAACTGTTTCGCGGTTTATTGAAGCCAGAGAAGGTTTTTCCCCTGTATTCAATGCGTCCGCCCGATAATTTCGTAACACCTTTCATGGTCGTGAATATATCTTCTAAAGGCGCTGAACTTCAATACCGATTTTTTTCATTTTTTATTTGTCTTTGTGTTTTTCGTTTCGTATATTCCGTCGCTTACTGAAGTATCGCTACTTGCAACTGGGAAACACGACGTGAAATATCGGGCGTGGCACGTACTACCTGACGAGGGTGGGTCGATCAGCTAACTGGCGTTATTGCAGAGATGTAGTAACGCGCTGAGTAACGTGTAAGTTATGTATGGCTTGGACACTTGAGTCTTTAGGCAGCCCTGCAACTCACCTGATGCGACGGTGGTGTTCTGGTGCTTGTTCAGGTTTCAGTTTTTAGGGGGTTTTTGCTGAAACTTGGACAGCGCCGAACAATCTACCATCAGCTCTGGTGGTGTTTGGGCGACATCTGCTAAAAAAAACAACAACTACAACTTCTGGCTTCTTTCTACGGCTTGATTGCTTCGACTATTGCTCCTTCTATCTGCGAAGTGCGTACACGGGTGACATGGAGCCCTTCTCATTCTTAAAGATGCCATAATCGACCGCGTCAGACATGTGTCCTCGGTCGCCATTATCAATTTTTACGCCTGTCTGGTCGGACACAATGGAATACATGTAGTCCTTAATGACATTTTCGCATCGCTCGTGCACTAACAGACGCCTCTCGGCATGTTTACCGCCCAGTATGACCTGATTGACCTTATCGACGCGCACTTTGCGGCGCGGGTTCTGTATATCCAAGCGACTTTTGTAGCTGATCTCGTTCTGGTCGAAAATCTCGCGTACATAGTCCCAGTCATTCTTGCCCGTGCGTCCATAGTTGCCACTTCTTTGGTTAGACGTGTTATCGCCCACCAGTATGACGCGCTGTATGCCCCAGTCCCTCAACTTTTCTACGGTGAACATGGCTTGCTCGGTCGTTAACGCCTCTTTGGAAAATATCTCGTCAAAGATGACGTACAGGTTTTGACCTGCTCTCGTCTTGTGCACCTGCATCAGTGCCCACGCCATCGGTGCCCTGTTAAAGTCGGCACAGAGCCACACGGGCAAGTCTTCTTTGTAGTCGTGCACCTGTGTCACGTTACCGTCAGGGTAGATGTCCTTCGAGAAGTATTTGTAGGCCTTCTTGGTCGGATCGTCGACCTCTTCTTTCATCTCGTAGCCCAGTCTGTACGCCGTGAAGTCAATGGCCTCCTCGTTCACAAGCTTATCGTAACTGTGATTGGTTGACCAGAGCTCTATACGCCACTCTCTATCGGGTTCTCTCATTTCAGGAGCGTCTTAATAGTGCTTTCAGCGTGTACAAAGTACACTTCGATGGCGTCATCCTTCATCATATCGACAAA